TACAAAATGTTCGAAATTTCCACCGTCACAACGTGGAGCGCGAACGAAAAAACACCAACTATTGAAGTAAAAGAAGGGGAGCCGAAAATCATCACTCCCGAATTAAACAGAGCACTTTTTATAGAGCCGTCGCGATACACTCTCGATCAAAAAGCCGCCATGCAAACAATTTTTAAACTCACAAAATTTAATTTTTAAAATCATGGAAGAGAACAAAATGAAGTTCGGGGCAACAGAGGTCAACGACCCTGAACAATTCGCGGCATTGCTCAATAAGCAGTTCGCAAAATACAATGACTTGTTATCCGGCACGGTTGCCAAAGGTGAACTGAAACAAATGTACGCCGATTTGATTGTGGAGAACAAGGACATTTTATCGAAGGTCGCATCGACCGGCGATCAGATGGACTTACTCACGAAAAAACTTGCCGAGGCAAATGACACTTTGATAATTCAAGGCGAAACAATCACAAAGTTTAGAGACATCTTAAACAACGATTCACACAAAGAAAGTGTTGGCAATGCGATTGTGAGAAAAATCACCAAAGAAGGTGCGCTGAAAGATTTCGTTGAAGGCAACACAACTACACAACGATTTGAAATTGAAACAAAAGACGTGGCGTTCACTGGAACCTATGGAAGTGGAGCCGCACAACACGCCTACATGCCTTTCCAGATTCCACAGATGCCACCGATGGAAAATTCAGACGTTCGGCTGATCCTGCCTACCGGTACGATCAACTCCGAAAAGCTGGACTTTCCACAAGAACGCGCTGCTTCATTAACTGATGCTACCGCTTCAAAAGGTGAAAATGTGACGTTAGTTGAGTCCACAATGGGGTTCGAAATGATAACCGTAAACGCAAAGCGCATTGGTGCTTTTATCGAGGTTTCAAGGACAGCGTTGAGAAATTCAGCATGGTTATCGAGTTACATCAACAACCGCTTAATCGCGATGCTGATTAAAAACCTGAACACTCAGGTCATTGCAAACACCGGATCAGGTACCGATATCAACGGACTGTTTAATCAAGCAAATGCTTTCGATGCCAGCACAAACTTTACCGGAGTTTCGGCAAATCCTTCAATATTTGACGTGATTCGTGCAGTAATGGCCGACATGAACAGCACATATTTCATCAATGCAAACAGCGTTTTATTGAATCCTACCGATGCAGCAATTGCCGCAATAAGTAAGAACACAATTGCTGACTACATTGATCCCGCTTCATTCTTGCAACGTAACCAGGTCGGATACACAGGCAACTGGGGACTTCGTAACATTGAAACCGGGGATATCACAAAGGACACCCTTTTGGTTGCCGCGATTCAGCAGGCATATATGGAGCTGTTATTTAACGGCCCGATTGAGGTGATCGCAACCGATTCACACGCAAGTAATTTTACCTCCGACCTGGTAACAATCAAAGTTCAGGTTCAGGCAATGCTTCCTATTTACAATGCAAATGCATTGATGAAGGTGGCCAGCGTGGCCGCTGAAATTACTAAAATGACAACAGGAGCGTAAGATATGAAAGGATTTATATTGATTGCACTTTTAGCAGTCGGGATGATTGCAGGTGCACAGACATATTCTTACTCATTCACAACTAATGGGGATGCCAGTGGTCACTTTTGGGACTATGCAGACACAACTTCAAACGGGGACACAATTAACGCAGTAATCAGGGTTAAATCTGATGTTGCCATGAACTTGCGATTTCAGATTTTAAATGATGAAGTTTCAGGAAATGCAACAGCAAAGGCGGCAATTTGGGGGTCAAATGATGGAGTAACTTACATTGCAACGGGCGATTCAATTACGGATGCGCTTACGGATGATGGGTCAATATGGGTACTATGTAGAAACTTTAACTATAGTTACGCAAAGTTGGAGTTCATAACTGCCGGGACTGAAACGTCAACGGCAAAATGTTACTACTCATTCAGGAAAGAGTAATGAAAAAGGTAAAAGTCATAATCACAAAATTAGCAGGTGAGACCGGGTTGAGAAAGCCCGGTATCACTTTGCTTATGTATCCGAAGGAAGCACAATCTTTAGAGGCACGCGGTTTTGTTGAGATCGAAAAGCCTAAAACGAAGAAAAAGAAATCAGCTAAATAATGGACAAGATTCTCACCATATCAGATTTTACAGGCATTTATGAACTGCCGATTTCATCATTGAATACGGACAGGGCAACGGCTATTTTAAATAAAGTTGAAGCCGATATTTTCAGAAAGATGATGGGTGATGATGCTTACCGACGTTCAATACTGTCATGCTATGACATTGACATTGAGGGAGAATTATCTTTGGCTTATAATCCTGATTTTGAAGACTTTTTTGGAGGGGTAACCGCGTACGAAGTTGACGGCGTTTACAAACTATTCGATGAAGGATTTAAGAACGCAATACTGTCATTTGCTTGGTACGAAATAATGCGCGACTTTCATCAGTTCAGCAGTTCAAATGGCATCTTTGAAGCCTTAGCCGAAAATGCACAACCGGCAGCGAACCGAGCAAGCGTTTTGTGCTACATGTGGAATAACGGGGTGAGAATTTACAACGACGCTTACAGATACATTGTTGATTACATGATTGGTGTGTTGGGGCTTGATGCTGACGGTGAGATATTCGAGAACCTTGAACACAAATCAATTGAGGAGCGAAGCTGGATATGATGACAGAGCAATTAATCGGCAGTGTGGTTGAACAGCTTGCTTCTGAATTAGAGGATGGGCATAAGCCATTTTATTTTTATGGCTCCCCGGTTTCAATTCAGTCTGAAATGGTAAAGACTATGAACGCTTCCGGTAAATATCCTGCCATCATTTTGTTCAATGAATTTCAGGAAACGAAAGGAGAAACGATGAGCCACTTCGGTCGGAGCGCAAACATCACATTGTATTTCATGCAGAATGCTGGTAAAAACTGGAGCGAAAAAAAGCATATCGATAACGCGGTAAGTCCGATGGATTCGATTGCTGATTTGTTTATTGAGTTAATTGAAGCGGATAAACGTTTCGGAGATGTCGATGATCTGAAAAAAACGCACCGCACAAACTGGGGGCTGATACTTCAGCAGGCGAGTTCAAAACGATCTGTATTTCCTGACGTGCTTTCAGGTATTGAAATAAGTTTCACTTTAAAGATTAAAAGAAATTATTGCTAACAAATTAAAACATTATAAATCATGAGTTTATGTAAAGAATTAAAGAATTTAGGCGCGGCCACCTGCAAAAACCCGATGCAAATAGCCAAACGGCTAATCTTTGTGCCGGAGCTTGGCAGTGCTGGGACGGAAAACGTGATCGCATCGGCGGCGGGGGTGACAAAAACAGCACTTCAAGCGTTCTTTGACGCGGCCGACAAAGTGAACCGATATTACCCAACGCCGCTGATCGAGAATGTAGAAAATGTTCGAGCTGAAACAACGTTCCACGAGTTCAACTCAGGTGCGAAGCTGGCGGTTAAGCAGGGCATAAAACATTTTGTTGGTTATTTGCCAGTAGAGTTTCCGCAATTGCTCGGAAGTTTGAAGGCATGGGAGGGGCAGAACTTTGGTATTTACATCATTGACAAAGACGGGAATTTCATCTATCAAACCGATGCCGCAACAAAATTAAAGGTTAAGCCATTCAAGGTCGATGGAAATAGCTTCGTCGCTTCATATGTTGAGCCTACTGATACCGAAGTCGCAATGGTCAAATTTGAGTTTGATTACTCAGTGAGTGTTAAGGATGAATTGATGCGCTACATTGATGCTGATGACTTAGACTTTAACGGACTTGGAGCTGATGTTTACCCGTTGATGACAGTAATAGGAATGCCAACAAGCCCGTTGGCAGCAAGTGTTCGACTTACACCAGTCACTGAGTATGGCGAACCGGTGACAGGGCTCACGCCCGCCGAAATTTCTTGTGTTGATAACAAAGGCGTCTCCGTTACTGTTTCAGATGTTGACGAGTTTGCGTGGGGTTACACAATAACATTATCAGGACCCGCAGTAGAAACGGAATGTTATCTGTCGATTACTAAACCCCGCTATGACTTCTCAGCGATTAATGCGACGTCCGTTACGGTAGATTTTGAACAGGAATAAATTTAGTGTGCTTGTAGCTTTCATTTTGGGCGGGGTTTTTTGTAAACATTTTTTTGCCCCGCCCTATTTTTTAAAACAATATGGAAAAGTTAAAGGGCTTATCGGAAAGGGTTGACGGTCTATCAATTATGGGTGCTATTGAAAAAGCGTTCAGCACTTCAGCTGTAAAAAGCGAAACATTAAAATTAAACCGTGAGCAATTAAATGAAGGCAAAGGAGCGCATGGTGAAAAGTTAAGCACATACAAAGCTGTTGCGCCTGATGTTTACGCATTGTTCACTGTAACGCTAAAAAAAATGTTTGGACAGCCGCATAATAAAGTTACTTTAAAGGATACCGGAGAATTTCACAGTTCATTGAAAGTGCAACCATTCCCAGGCCACGCACTGGTAATTGGTGACACGAAAAAAGCAAATGGCGACATGGAAGATAACATTGACGTGTCATCAACCCTTGGAATAATGCCGGATAATATGCAGGAATTGATAATGTCAGTGATCCCGGAAGTGCAAAAAAGTATTCGTTCAGATTTAAGGATATGACTTTCGGCAATGCGATACGGCTCGCAAAGATTAGGTCGAGTGCGGATTTTAAAAACTATCATGTAATAAAATTAAAATGCGGAGCTTATGATTTGATAAATGAAAACACCTACAGCGAAGGAAAACATGGCCGGAGTTACTTTAAAACAGATTTACAAAGACATTGACGAACTTCCGCTTTGGAACTACAAGAAAATAATTGAAACAAAAGATTTAATATACTTACTCAAGAATGACAACACAAAAGCAACACCGGACGAACTCGCGAACATTTGGGCTTCCATCGGTGAGCAGCTATCTGAGTTCAGCGGCGTTTCAGACAAGTATCAGAAATGGCTACTCCTCCACATCGACTATGAAAACCTACAACTTGATTACATCGCAACCGGAGACAGATCGTTCATTACTCAAATTAACATCAAAGCAAAGCAAATCGAACGGATGCAAAAACAATTTGAAGGCGGCGGCGAAGACTTTGATAAACAGATTGCAGCGGTCGAGCTATATTTTAAATTTCACATTGACGAAAAACAGACAACTGTTAAACGATTCTTTAACTATATCAATTTAATGAAGACCGAAAATGGCCGAGGGAATAATTAAATACACGGATTTATTTGACGCTGATTTAATCGCAAAAATCAC